CGATCCTTCCCTGCGGATCAAGCCTTCGATTTTCCATGCTGCACACGCTGTGCCTGACGCTGCGTCCTGACGGGCAACGATGGTGCCGTGGAAGGCGTAGGCAGAGTTGTTGGGGAGGATGATTTGGTTGTCTGTTGTTGCCGAACCGTTATCTGATGTCAGTGCCTCAGCAGTTGCGTCTGTTGTGTCACTACGGAGGACAAAAGTGCCTGTTTGAGCATCACCATTTGATGAAAACCTACCCGCAGACCAAACGTCTTTTGACTTTATGCTCGAAACCCCCCTAAGACCACCAACACGAGAATACGAGGCTGAAGCGGTGTTTAACTCTCCACCAGTAACATTAGACCTAGAACCACTTGCTGTGTTACTTACGCCAAGCGCGACAGATTCAACCCCTGTCGCACTTGAGTTATCTCCAATCGCAATAGCAGATGTACTAGTAGCCCTTGAATTACGACTTAAAGCTATCGTGTAGCTACTCTGCGCCCCATAGGATGCGCTTGTGGTGGCTTGAAGTGCTGCGAATGAGGCTAAACCAGATGCCCTGCTTTCCCCCAAAGCGACAGATTCGGCTCCAACAGCATTTGCCCTTTTCCCAAAACCAGCAGCGTCAGATGCACTTGCTACAGCCGCATTACCAACAGCCACCGCATTTGCACCAGTAGCACTAGGCGCAGTAGGACTAGACGGGTTCTCAGCATACAACTCAAGGGCAGCACCACCGCCACCAATCGCAGTGCCATTCAGCAGCAGGTCAGTGCCGTCGCTTGACAGCGTAATGCCAGAGCCAGCACCCGTGTGATCCAGTTCGATCTTACCCATCAGTAAGTGACCTCCGAAGTGTTCACAGTGGCAACCCACCGAATGTTCGTTGCGGCTGCACCCGTGACAGTGATGGCCAAGCCGCCGTTTGTCGTGTCAGCAGTCAGTGCAATGTCCCAAGCAGACGCACCCGCCGAGGCATACAGCTTGTTCTTGATCCCGTTGCCTAGCACAGTCGATGCAGCATTGGCGTCACGCAACAGCGCACCCTTGATCTCCCACGCAGCATAGTCAGACCCAGCGGATGCCTGCTGCCGTGCGATGATCGTGCCAGAGAAGCTGTAGGCACTGTTGTTGGGTAGGATGATTTGGTTATTCGTTGACTGGGCGTTTCCATCGCTTGTCAATGCGGCTGGAGTTGCGTCTGTCGTAGCTTTAGACAGAGTAAGCTGTCCAGTTGCTGCTTTACCACCGGACCCGTTAGGATTTCCAAAGGCTATCCTACCTTTAATTCCATGTGCGTCTGCGTATCCACCGAGAGTCACGGCAAAATCTGCATCGCATGTATAGGAAAACCCCCATCCCAATGCGTATGAACCAGAAACAGTGCCTTGCCCACCGCCGAAGGAAAGCTGGCCAGATACAGTAACAGAACGGCCCATTGCAATAGAATAGGCGCCACTAGCAGTTGCTGCAAAACTACCTATCCCTGTTGAAACACAAAAGGCACCAACGCCACTCGCAGTTGCCAAGGCTCCAATGGCCGTGCCATCAGAGCTTGTGGCTTTAGCCCTGTCTCCAATCGCCACCGAGTTAGCACCAGTAGCGCCATAGCTAGAAGTGTTGTTGGCTATAGCTGCTGCGAAGCTGTCTGCGCCGGAGGCGTAGGAATTGGTCAGGGCGGTGGCATTTGCGCCGCTGGAAGTTTGTGCATTATACCCTATAGCCGCCGAACGATAAGAGTTTGCATCAGTTGACGGCCCAAAAGAGATAGACTCTGTAGATGCCGCTACAGCCAAATAACCAATACCAATAGAGTTTGTGCCTAGCGCCCTAGCACTCTGACCCATTGCTATGGAATAGGCGCCGACAGCTCCATAAGACGTGTTGCCGCCAGTAATTACCGCTGAAAAGGCGTGTAGACCTGCGGCACTGCCAACACCCAAGGCGACAGAGTTGTTCCCTCCACCGTTTGAACCACTACCTACTGCAACAGCATTCAGACCTCCAACAAGAGGCGCAGTGGGACTAGATGGGTTCTCAGCATACAGTTCCTGAACCGCAGGAATATCCTCAGCCGCAGCCGAGACATAAACTACCGCAGAGCCGCTCAGGTTCAACGCAGCATCAGCATTGGAACTCTCAAGCACCGTGCGGGACAGCGTAGTACCAGAAGCCGTGTAGGTGCCTGTCCCGATCTCCCAATCACTGCCGTCTTCAATAACATAACGGACTACATCACCATCAACTACACCAGCATCGGCAAACGACTGGTAGCCAGTCTCAGCAGAGCCGAGGGTGATCGTGCCGGTCCCAGTTGTAGCTGTAGAGACTTTGGCTCTGTTTACGAGAGTGACCACCCAACCGTCTCCCTATTAAGCAATGCGGATGATCGCGTTTGAAGCGTCGGCCGCAGGGAACACGATCGTAAAATCACCGGCGGCCGAGCTCTTGTCCGATCCGAAATCCAGAACGGCGACAGTCGGATTCGTGACGGTCTTCGAGGTGGTGTTCGGGGTCGAGTTGTAGATCAAAGCACCGCGAGCGGTGATCGTGGCGGAGGTAAACGTGAGATCGTTGAAGTCGGTAATGGCAGTCGTGCCATCCAAAGATGGGGTGATATTGGTCAGGTCGCCGCCACCCGCTGCGTAGGAGCCCGAGTCCCCGACCTCGTTAGTGGCGGTGTATGCCGTGGTTGCAGCATTGAAGCTTGCCGAGTTCGTGTACAGGGCCAGCTTGAAGGTGTCGCCAGTCGATGAGTTGAAGTCGTGGACGCCAAGCATGAGTTCCTGCTTGAACGACGAGCACATATAGTTCCCAGAAAAAGCCATGTCAGAGTCCCCTGATGATTTCAGCCAGTTGTCCGTGACCGGACTTTTCGAGTTTATTGTACATGGTTGTGCGATCTGAGGCTATAGCCTGACGCATATACAAGGCGATGATACCCCTCATGCTGTCCTTGAAGGCCTTAGCCTGTTCAGCAATGGCGGGTGGGGCGCTCTCCGAAATAGAGATAATCTTGTTTACGCAGAGGTCAGAAAGCTCCTCAGGCGTAAATCCGCGATTGTTGGTGGTCAAAACCTCCACCCTGAAATCCGCTGGAGCGCCCAGCGCTTTTGTCATGCTCATCAGTTTGTATCCACCCAAAGATCGCCCACGGACGGGCTAGAAGGAGCCGTAGGGCCAACGTGAAGGTTGACCGTGGCCGCGGTTCCAAGGCCACTGATGTCCGTATACGGAATTGACGGAACGCCAGTCAGCGGAGCCGTGCCAGCGCCAAACACATAACCTGTCAGGCTTGCCGATCCGGTGCCGCCCTTGGCGACATCAATGATGTTTCCGAAAGCCTGATCGTAGACAAAATTGGAAATCTGGTTCGCCGACAAACGTACAGAAGCGCCGTTCTGAACGCTTTCAAAAAGCTCGGTCCCGGAGAGCGAAGTGCCCGGCGGGAGTTGTGTAATCTTTACGTCAGCCATGTTTATGCCCCCGTGATACGATCATCGTCAGCTTGCGTTACGCGCTGATCCTCATTGCCCGGAACAGGCAAGCCAGCAACAACTGAGACACCCTCTGCTGTTTCAACGATACGGTAATCCGTTGTTGCCAGTGCATAGGTTTCCGGGCGCGGGTTCAGAATCGGTGGCGGATCACCCGGAAGCGTAATCGCGCGAAGCTGGTCCTGCATGTTGTCCAGACACCGGTTGCAAACCAAAATGCGCTTGTTTTTGACGCTTGCGCCCGCCCAGTCGTATTGGAATTGCAGATCGACATGGTTGTATCGCATGCCGCAACGATCGCATATGGCATGCGCCTGAGGGTTCTTGGAGGATGTTTTAGCCCGCCCAGCGATCGAACCATAGCTCACCGAAAGTACCCCCCAATCATTGGGGCGACGTAAACATTCGATGTTTCGATGTTCTGATCGGCCGCAATTTTGTAGCTCTCATCAGCCTGCGCCTTGAGGGCGACCGCCATCTGTGGTTGCCACATGCGCGCAAGGCGATAGGTTAAGCCATCCGCAAAAGCTTCCAGCCAGAGATATGGAACCTCCACCTGCGTGTTGCCAGCCATACTCGCATCCTGAATGCGGCGCACCCGGTAGTAGTTGACCTTTGTGACCGTCTGAGCGGCCGGTACTGGCCACAAGGTAATCGTCGGAGAGATCGTCCGGTCGAACCAGTAGGTCGTTGGCGATCCCCGCGATTCCTTGGTGGAGTAGGATGCGTACTCCGAGCGGCTGATAGGCATGATTGGCCGGTCGATCGGCGGAGACACGCCGTCATCATAGCGGGCATATGCGTCAAGAATTACGACAGTGTTTGGGTCAACGTCGTAGGTTGCCTGACCAACGGTAATCTCTTGCTCCACCAGATCGACGGCCCACAGGTTCACGCCTTGGTTCGACCAGCGGGAAAGCATCATGTTGGCCGCCATGCGCGCGCTTTCCATGTGCTCTTGAAGCAGAGATGTCGGGCGGATGCCGATATTCATGAAGGCGTAGAGGGTGATCTCGCCGAGGCCGGGGTTGAATGTGTATGTGCCAGTGGTGGCCATTAGAGCTCCCCGTTATTCTTGATTAGGACGATTGAGAACATGCAGGACGCATTATTGTTGTTTGCGCTGCCTTGGGCGGCGGCTTCGATTGTGTTCATCTCTTGAACAGCGATCGGATAATGAAAATTGTACGATGCAACACCGTTGTTCACCGTAACGACCGCGGCTGCGCGCCGGATGCCGTCAAGGCCAACCACGAGGAGGCGACCGGTAACGCTGGTGGAGCCAACGTCTTGGCCTGAGGAGAATTGACCCTGCGTGATGTACCCGGTGTATCCGACTGGAATCGTGTAAGAGCCAGTTATTCTTTGGTTGTAATCAAGCTTGATGAGGTCGTAGACAGTTGCTGGAACACCAGATGTCACTGTCCCATCGCCGAAGTAGATGTCGCCTTCAGCGCCAAGGGAAGACCCGGCCGTCGCGACATAGGCATCATTGATGTGCAAAAAATACTGCGCCGTCAGCACGGCGGTTTGTCCGTTTAACGTCACAGTTTCGCTGATCTCGGCGTGATTTGCATCCAATCCAGAGATGTAGACGCTGCGAGCGCCGGTGCCCGCTGCGGTGTCATTGGCGCTCGAAGAGCTCACCTTGTACTGAATTGGAGTTTGAGGGATCGGGATGATGCCGGTGTAAGGCCATACAGTAACCCGCGTCTGGTCAATGTCTGGGTTGTAGCCAAAGACCTTCACGGTCCTATGGCCAAAAATCTGCCCACGGGCGACTTGAAGCTCAAATGGCTCAAATCGTCCGTTTTGAGAGATTGATGGCGTCGTGACGGTCATTTGGGGCTCCCTCTTTGACGTTACCGTACACCATTCTGGACGATTTTGGCAGTCACAGTTCCGGTTCCGGAGGTGACATTCAGCGAGATGCCGTGGCAGGGAATAGTCAGCGACAGGATGGCCCCAGCGGTAAGCGCCGAGAACCCGGATGGAACTGACCAGTCAGCGCTCGCCGCGACAAACCCAGAAGCCATGGCGTCGTCCATGGTCACTTCCAAGTTAAACGTGACGGTCCCGGTCGTGACAAACTGAACGCCGACATTGAACGGCATGATGAAGCTGTCGGGAACAACAACGGCGCTGCGGCCCGTTCCGGTTTGGCTGATGGAAATTGGGGTCATTTATGCCTCCTGAAGGGTTAGAAGGGGGCTTTCGCCCCCTTCGATTAGTAGCTCTGCTTGGCAGAAGCCGCTGACATCAGAGGCATACCATGCACACTCTCGCCACCGGTAACGGTTTTATTTGCGGTGGCGACATGCGGCTTCGTATTGCTGCTTTTGTCCTCACCAGTTTTTACCGATTTGACGACAGTCATCGAGGGTTTTTTGTTACCAACGCGCATAGCCGTTACCCGAGTTGAGCGTAAACGACGGTCACGTTGACGTAACCGGCCGAAGTTGCGCCGCTAGGAGTGATCGTGATCACAACGGGGGCGGTCGTCGCGGCGGCAGCGCCAAGGACGGTCTGATTCGACATTGCAGCCAACTGGGCCGCAGTGAACGTCGGACGGGTGCGACCGGCAGTTTTTGCGTTCACGCCGCTGGCGTACTCAGTGCCACCAGCGGTAATGCCGACACTCAGGGTCGCCGAGGTGCCCGAATCAAACGCGGTCAACACATCGACGATGATGTCGATGATTTTCGAGCCAGCGGGGATGTAGAGGGTTTCGCTGACGGCAGTGGTGCTGTTTTGGGTCAGGTTGGCTTGCTGTTCCAGAACTGCGTAGCCGAGGTTCGGGCCGTTGGTCTCGCCGGTCTTCAGGGTGCCGGAACGGACGGGGCCGCTGAAAGTGGTGGTTCCCATGGGGGTATCTCCTTGCACGATGACCGCCCTGTCTGTGCGATGTCCGCTGGGCGCGGTCAGGACGGAGATTTCTGCCCAGATAGGCAAGGGGAGCCCGGGGGCTCCCCAAGTTTAGCTTACGACGGGAACGAACCCCAGATCGAGCGCCAGTTGTAGTACCCAAAGGAGTACCGCTCGTAGCCCTTGACCAGCAGGTTATCCGTGACGAAATCGACCTGCATGTCGGTTTCGAACTTCACGCGCTCCATGTACGACAGGCCGTCGATGTTGGTCAGCAGGAACCAGTTCGAGGCCGAGGTCAGGAAGTCGTTGACCATGTAGCCTTCCGACAGACCACCAGCGGTGGACATGATCGCATTGACATCGTTGTCAGCCGTACCCGGGCGGAGCTCGGTTTTGGTGAGGCGGATGGCAACCGGCTCAAGCTGCGGCGGAACAATCAGCTTCTTGCCGCGAGCGAACACCTTCAGACCAGCTTGGTCGCGGAAGTTCGTGCGGATGCCGATCATGCCGTTCAGCAGGGTCGCTTCGTTCAGTTCAACGTCGGTCGTCGGACGGTTCCCAACGGTGCCGCCGTCGATCGGGTGAGCCGTCGAGCAGAGGGCCACGCCGTCGCCGCCGATCGAGCCGTTGTAGGTCGTCGCGGTGTTCAGGACGTTTGCACCGTAGATTTCCTTGGTCTGCTGGAAGGATTCGATCAGACCGAGGTTCGACGGAGCGAACTGGGTTTTGTACAGGTTGTCGTCGATGGCTTTGCGAGTGATCGCGTAGCCAAGACCGATTTCAACGTGTTCTTGGTTGTAGATGAAACGCTCACCAGCGCTGTTGTCGAATGCGGTCTGGCCGCCTTCGCTTTTCAACTGAGCATAGCCGAGGAAGCGCATCTCAGCGGTGCGTTCCAGTGCCATTTTCGAGTTATGCTTGGTGAAGATTTTATCGTACTGAGACGGAATCATCTCGTACTTGCCTTCAACCCCACGGAGACCCGGGAGGAGAAGGTCTTTGATGGCAGAAAGATTAACAGCCATTGGTCCTTACTCCTTAAATACCGGTTGCTTGCTTGGTGCTGACGTTGTTGAACGCCACTACCACGAGGTTGTACGCGCCAGCAGCGGTGCCGGGAGCACCAGCGGGCGAGTCAACGAGCGAGACGATGCGGAAGGGCAGCGTGGCGGTGGTGCCGACGGTGCTCATGTTGACCGACGCGCCAGAGATACCGGTGGCAGAGTTGCCGGTGCCGATAGCAAAGTTCACGTTGGCGTTGATGTCCGCGGCGGTCGCACCGGTCGAACCGGTTTGCGCAACGAACTTGGCGTTCGGGTCGTTGACGATGTAACCCTCGACGGTTTGCGTCGAAGCGACATCCGAACCGGGCCAGTAATTCGACCAGACGGTGCGCTTTTGCGAAACCGAAAGGTACTTACAGCCTTGGAAGATGCCAGCGATCTGGGTCGTGCCGGGGGCACCGACCACAACATAGCCGTTGGCGTCGGGAAGAACGGGGTCGCCGTAGTAGATGGCGGAGGCATTATAGGCAATGCGAACGGCAACCTGTTCGTAGGTCGGAGCAGACCCGGTGCCGCTGTATTGCCGGAAGCCGAAGGGCGCTTCAGTATTCGCCATTTCGGATTTCTCCTTTACAGAAGCCCTTTCTGTCGCTCACCGGGGCGATTCAGGACCATTTAGGGTGACATCCCACACCGGGGGGATGTGATCGCATAATGGCACAATGTGATCACCGTGTCAAAACGGGTGTGATCGCAAAAAAAAGACCGCGATAAAAATCGCGGTCTAGGTCAGGCGTTGGCAGTTTCGTGGTGATCTTGAGGGGACCACCGACCCTTGATGCGTTTATTACATCTCAAGTTTTGGGCAGGCAATAGCCTTTTTGCCGTCGAAGGGTTCGCCAACCCTCCTTGTCATTGCCTTGACCAGCTTGCACTGGTCAGGGCGGCGAATTTTAGGTTTCGGGTGGGGGATGCAATGTTTGCAATCACTGCACTTTCTACAGATTTCCGGCTCCGCCCACGTGATCTGACCCGGAACCGTCTTCTGCATCCGTGTAGCGAGATCGGTCATTATTCCTCAGGAATAGGCATTGCTTCGTAGCCCTTCTTGATCTTGACCATATCATTGCCCTTGTTGGTGCGATCAAATTGACCAGCCTCGGACGCCGAAAGCTGTTCCTCTTTTGCGCGCACTTGGAGGCGAGCACGGCGAAGTTCCGCCTCACGGACTTCGGAAGTGATTTCGGCGGGGCGCTCCATCAGCACCATGCCCTTGCGGCGGATTTCAGCGCCATCGTAGCCGCGCGGCATCATCTCCGGATGTCGAGACGCGGGAACAGGCTCCCAGCCGTCGCGCAGGAGCTTGGTTATGTGCGAGCTTTGCTCTGCGCCGTAGATTTCGAATGTCTTCCATTCGTAGGTCCAGCCATCAGGGATAACGCCCGGCTCGATGAAAAACTCATCCGTGCCGTCATCAAGCTCACCATTGCGGTGGGCTCGCAGTTCGGCCGCTTTACGGGCCGCGCGTTCACGCGGGCTTTCCTCTTTTGGGGCGATTTCTTCCCGCATTGAGGGGCGCACTTTCTTAAATTCATCAGTCATTGGAGCTTACCTTCCTTTTGAAGCGCAAGTTTGTTCTTGCCGTATTCCTCTGGGGACATGCCCATCATTTCAGCCATCTCGCGTTCTGCGGATGTCAATTTGACGGAATTGCGCCCCATGGGGGTTCCGCGGCTCACCGGAGCAGCCGCAGGAGCAGCGTCACGGCGCGACACGGCCTTTGCGGCATAGGAAGTGGCGTCGTCACTTTCTGGTTCCTGACGGCCCGGTGTTTTGCTAACGCGAAGGGTGTCTTCGATCGACGCAAAGTATTCGTCGCTGTCCGCAGCGATTCCATCGGCCACGGCCAGTTCGTGCGCGGCAATCATTTTGCGCATGAGCTTCTGGTCGGTGACAAACTGCGGATGGGCGCGAACCCAGTCTGCGGAGCGAGCCGAAAGCTGAGAGGCAAACGCCTCTACCGGGTCGCTGATGACTGGTTTCGGAACCTGAGGCTTCGGCTTGTTCAGCATGGCCTCTCGGCCAGTATTAAGCTGAAGAAGCTTTGCTTCGTTGCCGCTCATTTCCTTCTGGATTTCTGCCGCGCGGCGATGGTCGCCATTGTGCATGGCATGTTCCCAGCCGGATTGCAGGAGCTCATTGTCACGCTGTAGCGTTTCAATGGCACCGGTGACCAACTGGAGATCGCTGTCGTCCTTGTCGATCGTAGCGGCGTGGGCGCGGCGTTCTGCCTCAGTGGCGCGGCGGTCGGCCTCGATCCGGCGAGCGCGTTCAGCGTCAAGCTGCTTCTTTAGTTCGCTGATGCCCTCGTCCGGGGTAACTTCTGTCGTTCCATCGTCTACAATCTCGATTTCGAGATCATCGTCATTTTGATCAGACATGTTCTTCCTCCTTACCAAACGGCGTCGGGATGTGGCACCCGACCCTTGATGTTGATGTCGTCAAAGATTCGGCACATGACGCCATTGACCGTAATCGCCCAACCGTCGGACGGACGGAAAACAAGCCAATCATCCTCGGCGAACTTGAGCCCCGAAAACCAGTTTCCGTCCTCCACGAAAGCTTGCGGGCCCTGCTTAACCAGCAAGCCAACCTTCGACTGGAAGCGATCCTCATCAGTGTGCTGATGCGTCAAATACAGACCGGATTTCGTTTTTTGTGGGCGGATGTAGACCGCCAGAAGGACTTGGTTATGGAACAGTTCGATCCCGGAAAGATCGCCTAACTCCTCTTTGATCTTGGCCTTCGGATCATCTTCATGAGCCATCATCATGTGAGGCATTTCATCTCCTATCGTTTCTTGCTCACGCTCTCGTGGGCGACAGCAAAGAGCTCAAGGACCTCCTCAAGCTCTGATATGCGCCCCACATGTTCACGGTATTTCTCCATCGAGTCTACCACAACCCCTCTTGCGACATTTTCGATGAGGTCTTTTCTGCGCTGGTCTATGAGTCCAGCAAGCTCCCGCTCAAAGGCGGATGAGTAGGTCTGCATTGTTCATCCATTGATCATAAAGGTTAAGCGGCCCCCCGAGGGGAGCCGCTCATTAGCTTAGGCGTTCTTGCCGTACTTTTCCACCTTTTCAAGGCGGCCCTCGCCAGAACCCGCCCCGAACTTCATTTTCGGGTAGACCTTGCCGCCACTCTTGCGAGCCATGGGCATTGGCATGGGACCGGCCGGGGGCATGGGGCCCGGCATAGGGGGACGCGGAGCGCCCATCATGGGACCGGGGGGTGCCCCACCCGGCGCGGCTCCGGCTGCGCTTCCGAGAGCCGCCATTAGGCCGGGAGGAATTGCCCCCGGGTGAGGCATGGGTGCCGGGGCAGCGGCAGCGGGAGCCGGTGCAGGCATGGGTGGGCGCATACCGGCGGGCGGCATGGGCGGGCGCATACCGGCGGGCGGCATGGGCGGCTGACCGGGCATCGCATCCTTCTTCTCCTCACCGGGGTGAATGATGATGTTGATGTTGGTCTTGCCTTTGCCGGTGCGGCCTCCGCTCTTACGAGCCATGCGCTCACCGGCGTCGTGCTGTTCATCTTGCGGCGACTTTTCCCAATTTTTCATGGACATGCCATGCTTCTTGGCAAGCTTCTTGTCCTCCCGCACGTCTTTGGCGGAACCTTCGACCATGCCGCCCTTCTTGCGAGAGATGCGGCCGCCGGTGTCGCCATCAGCAGTGGAGAGCGGCTGGCAATCAGAGCCGCCAGTAGCTTTTTTGGTGCGCCCCCCACACATGCGAGCCTTTGCGCGACCGCCTTTTTTCATTTGCTTGCCGTAGATGTAGTCTTGGTAATCTCGGGCCGACTCGCGCTCGGCGGCGTTCAGATTTTCTTGGATTTGCTGATCCACGGCGTTCTGGACGATTTCATCAAAGTTCGCAGGGCGCGCCTTGGGGCGCGGCGACGATGTTGTTTTGTTAAGGCCTTGGAGGCCTTGGAATTTAGGATCGATGGGTCCAAGGCGAGGGAGGCGGTCTTGGAATTTAGGATCGAGGGGTCCAAGGCGAGGGAGGATAGGATTGGGGCCGCTGAGGTGAGGCAGGGTGCCCATTCCACCGCCATTTTCCTTGCCAGCGCGGCCACCCTTCTTGAAGCCACCAACGTGCTTTTTGCCATCGCGCTCTGCATTGGCGGCCTTCTGGTCAGTGTTTGCCAGACCAATTTTTCCGCCCGGGGTGCGCTTGCTGCGATCAGCACGGGCTTCATTGTCAGCACCCTCAACCTTGCCGCCAACCTTGAAAGCGCGGCGCGAAATCGGGCGCATACCCTTTTTCACTTCAGCATTCAGGCCTTCAGCGGGGGTGAAGGTGGAGCTATCAACTTTGCCCGAAGAGGAGCCAGCAAGGCGCTTTGCCTTCTCCTTCATCGCGGCGCGTAGGCTTTTTGCGTCCATTTGGTTTCTCCTCGGAGGTTACCCGGCGTCCCGGTCTTTTTCCGCATTATAGCGCGAAGTGAGCGCCATTGCACGGTCGATGTGGCCCTGACCTCGGACAGCCTTTTTGGTGTCGCAAGTCTTCAGCCAATGCTTAAATTCCTTCATGGACATCCTCACCACCGCCTTCATGCGAGCGCCGCCCATGCCGTCTGAAAATCCTGCCTTGTAGGCTTTTTCGGCATCTTCGCGCGTACGATAGCCAAGCATCACCTTGTGCTCATCGAACTGGCCGGTCCTGTGGTCTTGCTGGTCGATGATGAACACGTGATCGCTCTCGTGATCCGGACCAACGCAGACATCCACGTGGTCGCCATCTGCGCCCTCGGTGCGCTTGATGTACCCATAGTCGTAGGGCATGCGGACCGACCACTTCTTGCCGTCAGGTGCCGTTCCGCTGCGCATCTGCCCCTTCAGCGTCTCGATCGACAACGGAAGCCCGTGGAAGCTGAAGTGATGCTTTTGATAGTTACCGGCTTCCTTCTGCGCATCAGTGGGGGTCACAGCGCCGCCGGTGTTGTAACCGTAACGCTTCTTGCGAGCGATGGCGTTTCCAATGCGGTCGATCATTTCTTGATTGATGGTTCCCCAAGGCTTTTGTTCCTCGGTCATCTTGCGCCATGTTGATCGACCCATGGGGTCGGGTGAGTACGGGTGGACCACGTTGCCGCCCTTAACGTCCTTGGCGAGCATGGCATTTTCGTAATCCCCAAACACATCCGGCCGAGCCATGAGAGGGACATCGCCAAGATAACGGCCGCCGGTCGGCTCTGTGTACGTCGAGTGAACGAAACCGCTGTCTCGTACGTTGCGCATCATTTCGTCAGGATCAAGCTCCACAACGCGCTTTCCGACTGCATTGTTGGGCGCGTCTAGGATGTCTGGCTCTGTGATAGCTGCACGGGTGATGCCGACCTTCGGAAGCCCGCGGTCCCGCCAATAGCTCTTATCCATGAGCTTCACGATCGCGCCACGGTGGGTTCCGGGGAGCTTGCGCGCAAAATCAGAAGCGGCTTTCGGGTCTTCAATTCCCGGCCAGCTTTCCATGGCCTTTGCTCCAGCCGCCCGATCCTTTGCAGCTTTGCCCATGTGCAGGCCTGCGCGCAGAACGTCGTTGAACTCTTTGGCGTCTTCCGGGTGGATGTCGCCTTTGTCGATCTGGGCCATGAGGGCATCGAACATGTTGTGCGAGCTATCGACAGATTGAGGGCCCATAGGTTGGAATGCCCCAAGAAGCGGGCCTTTTTCGGCCGCCGTCCCAATCATCTTTTCGATGCCGGTGGCGTGGGTCTTCGCGTTGGCCCAAACCTGACCCTTGTTAGGCTCCAGCATGTAATCGACGCCAGCGTGGAGATCGACAGGCCAGTTTAACTGCTTGCCATTGATGTGCGTCATACGGCCGAGGCGGGAACGGTCACCACCGAGGCCGATCAGCGTACCGCCAGCGGCTGGCGTCAGCGCGTCTTCCCAAGACATGTGAACGGGAGATTTTGGCGTAACCCCGGGGATTGGGCCAACAGTGGATTGCACATCCATCGGTGCCATGCCCTGCTTGACCTTGTAATACCCACCGGGGACGGGCTTATCCTTCGACACATCGACATTGTACTTGTCGAGCATGGCGATTTGACGTGCTTTTTCAATTGGGTCGTTGATTTTCCAGATTTCATTGGGATCAACAACGCGCTTTCTGCGCGCTTCAATCTTTTGAAGAACCTGTTGAGCCTGTTCGTCCGTATGGTTCGGGTCAACACCGGCTACTCGGAGTAGCGCGGCACCGAGTGGGTGGTTCCGAATATTATCAAAGGGTGATCCACCGTCCGCATACCCGATACGACCGCCACTTTTGGCGTGACGCATGGCGTTCATAACGTCTTCGTGGGTGGTTTCCTCGTTTCCGGCCTTGTCCCAGATGGCGTGGTGGGTCAGGTGCTGCCGGAAAGGCTCCAATCCGCGATCCATGCGCGGATTCAAAGCCTCTTGACGGGCTGCAAGGCGGTCAACGGCCGCATATCCAGCCTTCGCCATGGGTTTTTTGGCTTCCGAGGTGGGCTGTCCGGTCTGCAAGATCACTTGCCGAGCGTCCAACGTCGGCTGATCGCCACGGCCTAGCATGGAAGCGACGAAACCAGCCTTTGCAGTACCGATTCCGCGCAAATCTTTTGAGAAATTTCGCCATTCCTCAGGGGTGGATTTGCCTTGAAGGGCCCGGCCGACAAGATCGGACACTTCTTTGTGACGCGGCCCAAGGTGTTGGACCGCCCACGGCAGGGCATCAGTCTCCGCATTGAGGCCGAACGGCTTCATAATGCGCTGGGCGTGGGCCACAGCCTCATCATCGACTTTGCCGAGCTCCGCTTGGTCAAGGTATCGCTGCCCCATGGGGGTGTGTAGCCACTCACCCATCGCGCCTTCGGGCCGGGTCATGCCGCCACCGGGAATATCGAGCCCC